AACTCTAACTTTTACGCTATCGTACCCCCCTGAACCAACCAGGACCAGCCAGTATTGCTGCCCACCTTGCAGTGGTTCATCTAAATCAATTTCGCCGGTAAGCCATTCCGGGTTAACCGGCCAATTCCCGCCCGGTATAGAATAGTAACCTGTCGTACTAATAGAATTGCCCGGCTGTCCGTTATTGTCGGTGTATATATGAAAATTAATTCTTTGCGGATATTGCCAGTCACGATCCGAGCCTAATACCGATACCCTTACCTTTTTTGCCCTTACCAAACTGCCCTCAACTATAAAGCTTTGTGCTACTGAAGAGTCATACCATAAATAGTAAGCCATATCGGAGGCTTCTTGTTCTAGTTCTGTCTGCCAACCAATAAACTCTTCACCTACCTGCACCGTTTCATAAACAGCAGGGGCGTAGTACTCTGTCTCAAAGCTGCCCTTCACCCTGGGATTAGCATGTTCCCGGAGGTCCGCCAGTCCAGCTGCTTCAGCCGCCTGGATGGTGGTCAGGCTGTCATCGTCAATGACATGTTCATATACGCCGTCTCCTCCCTGGACTTTTGCAATGGCGACTTGTGATGCATAGTCCTCCACCATCGTTATAACCGGAATATCTTGCTGGGCTGTCAAGGCCATTGTTGTACCTTCCACAGGGGTGACGGTCTGGCTACTACACCTGATGTACTTCTCGGAAAAGCTCATCATGTAGTCAAAATCAGCTTCATCGTGCAGGTTCTCCACTCCCACGGTCATGGGGGCTTCACCCACGGCCAAAGACACTTCATGCGGTCCCCACGGCAAGGTCCATATCCGCGCCACTCCATCAGCCTTCCACTGCACTACCTGTGGGTCACTGAGCATGGTACCGCCGCGGACATAAACGCGGTTTCGCAGGCCCTGGGTGTCTATGCTGTGCTTGCCAAACCTGAATTTCCCTCCGGGCCGCAAAACCATTGGCGCGGGGTTGGCCAATTCCTCGGCGCTGAAAAAGTGCAGGTCTTTGTAATAATCGGGCTGCCAATGCCAGCCCACATAATCGCAAAGCCATTTAAAACATTCACTGGGGCGCTTGTACTCGAACTCGGCACCTGTTGCCTCTACTACAGGCGCGCCAGACCGGACGCCGTTGGTAGTGAAGCCAGGACAGTATTTGGCAGCAATGTCCAGAAAGATATCGCTAGCGCTCATGTTTTCGTAGCTCTCCACGACAAGCCGGCGGTCAAGAAGGGCGGTGTAGTCGTCGCAGTCTACATTCCAAACCTTGATTGATTTGTCAGGGAATGTTCTACCCAGCTCAACTTTTACAATGATACCGGCAAACAAGCGGCCCAGCTTATCACCCTCAACAACAACTTCTTCCCCTTCAGCAGGTTGTTCACCCTTGATGCTGAACGAGCAGGTGTCAATTTGATAGGTAAGAGCCTGCTGAATTTGCAAGCTCCCACGTTCTAAATCAGCTATCCTGTCAATCCCGGCTATATAAAGATGCCTGCTCACGGTATCCTCACCCCAAGTCTATGCAGCGTCCTCAGCAAATCCTCCCCGTCTTGGACAGTGATATTTATAACTCTGTTATCACTGGTGTTGTAATAATTAGATACTGTATTACCCCCGGCTAAAGCTGACGCCGGGACACTCGCAAGACTACGCATGGCAGCTTCAAGCTGCGGCATACTCTTTTTGATACCTTCGCTCAAGCTGCCAACCAGTGCAGGGCCCCACTCCATTATCCTGGACAGTGGGCCTCTCTTGGCCGGGGAGTGCGGCATGTAGCTGTCAACCATTTCAGCCATTTCCTGAAGAGTTCGCCTCAGTCTATCAAACTGGCTTTCCATACCTGCTGTAAAGTTAGCAACTAACTGTACCCCGTAGGTAGTACCGGCCTTAGCTATACTTTGGAACTTTTCCTCGATTCGCTTCATTTCTTCTTCNGCATTCTTACGGATTTCGGCGTTCTTNTTCTCCCACTCAATGCGGTATGCTTCCAATTGTTCAGCCGCCGCAATGCGTATCTCTACTAGTTTCTGTTGCATTTCNNCNCGCTGCTGTNGCAGCTGGTTGACNGCTTCTTGCCGGGCTTTTTGATTTTTTGTGCGCCAGAGGGCTACATATTCCTGCAGTTGTTTGTCGGTAAGGGTGTTCAAGGCGGCGATCTCCGGGCCNGCNTTCGGCCCCATCTCCNGGAGTTCAGNAATTAAGCCTTCATCAACACCCTTGGCGGCTAATTCTTGAATGTTTTTCTGCCAATCTTCAAAGGCCGCTACCTGGCCACGGAGATTTTCAAGAAGCTGTTGGCCGGAGATCTCTTTCTTGGTGACGGCATCGAACAGCCCTACGAAGTCCCTTAGAGATTTTGCCCTAGCCTCAACGGCTTTTTCATATTCTTCTGTGACCCGCCGCTCATCCTCGATAAGCTTATTGTTAACTTCTTGCACCTTTTTCTGGTATTCTTCAGCGGCAGCAGCTAAATCTTCCCGATATTTCTTCTCAACATTGGTTACTTCGTCAGCAAGATTTCTTAATTCCTGAGCTTGCCGTCTTGCGGCCTCAATAGCTTTCTTCTTTTGCTCTTCAATAGCAACACTTGTTTTCCTAATGGATACCTCCATCTTCTGAAGCTCAATCTGAGCCATTTCAAGCTCATAGGCATACTGCTTTGTAGCTTCATTGTTTTCTCCGAGCTCTTTCTTTGCTGTTTCATAGGCCGCTGTAAGAACGTCAATTCTGCCAATTAGATTTTCCTTTTCATTGTTGAGTTTTTCTAATTCTAGTGCCAACTTCTCATATTCTTCTGCGTTGTCACCCAGGAGCTCCTTCTGCAATTCAAGCCTTGCATTGGACAAATTCAAGGCATTGGACAGTTCGCCGGTCATTTTTTGTACCGCATTGCTAATGGCCTGTGCCATCTGCTGTGCTTTCTTGGCAACCTCGGAAGTGCCTTCCTCCATGCCTTGGGCTAAACCTTCTGCTACATAGCGTCCAAACTCAATCATGACCTGAGAAGGAGATTTGATTTTAAGCAGTTTTGCAACTGCATCAGGAATGTTTTCCTTAATAAACGACTCAACTTTTTCTTTAAGCCAAGGACCAAGTGACTTAATTCCATTCCAGATACCTTCAACAATGTTTTTGCCAGCTGAGATCATATCACTAACTGCAGACTCAACAACATTGACAGCACTGCTGAAAGCATCTTTAATGGCTACCCATATTTCTCCAGCTTTAGCCTTGATTTTGTCCCAATTCTTGTAGAGGGCCACGCCGATAGCAATTAATGCGGCTACTGCAGCAATGGCTATGCCTATAGGGCCAGTTATAAACGCGATTACGCCGCCTAGTCCGCCTACTGCAGTTGTGGCGCTTGCTATAACAGGGACAAGCTTTGTCACAACTCCTATAATTGCACTTACGCCGCTCGACATTCCACCAAACAATAGCAAAAGCGGGCCTATTGCAGCAGCAATACCAGCTATTGCAATTATCGCTTTTTGTGCCTGTGGAGATAGATTAGCAAGCCAATCCACCACTGGCCGGATTGCATCTACTAGAGATATAAGCGCCGGGATGATAATTTCACCAAGTGTAATTCCAAGGTCCAAAATACTGTTTTTAAACATCGCCAACTGGCTTTCAGTAGTAGCATAACGCTGAGCTACTTCATTCTGCAAAGCAATGTTTTCTTCCCAAGCTGTCGTCGAAGTCTCTAAGGCATTCCGAAGCACATCATTTGCCCCCGCCAACCGCAAGAGAGTATCACTCTCACGAATACCACTGATACCAAGGTCATTCAGAACGAGAGTCAAGTTTTCTCCAGCTGCGCTAGATTCAGCCAAGCCGTCAATAAATGATTGTAGCGCAGCCGCCGGGTCAGCTTGAAATGCCCGTGCAAATTCTGCGGCAGACATCCTGGCCACCTGGGCGAACTTTTCCAGGTCTTTGCCTCCCAGCGACACCGCAGTTTGCATCTTTTTCAGTGTGGTACTCATGGCAGTACCGCCGGCTTCTGCCTCTATGCCGACAGAGCTCATTGCCGCAGACAGTGCCATTATTTGTGCTTCAGTCATGCCGATCTGGGCACCTTGGCCGGCCAGCCGCATACCCATTGCCACAATCTCGGCTTCAGTCGTTGCCAGACTATTGCCGAGTGCAACGACAGACGAACCAAGCCGATCAAAGTCCTGCTGGCTCATGCCAACAATGTTGGCAAACCGGGCGAACTGCGTTGCTCCTTCTTCAGCAGTGAGGTTCGTTGCTTCACCCAGGCCAATCATGGTCTCCGTAAATTTTAGTATGTTATCCGTCTCGATACCCAGTTGGCCGGCGGCTTCAGCAACAGCTGCAATATCGGTAGCACTTGCCGGCATTTGCTTAGCCATGTCTCGGATGCCCTGCTCAAGCTGGGCAAATTCCTCTTCGGTCGCGTCGACGGTCTTGCGAACGCCGGCAAATGCAGATTCAAAGCCAATAGCGGCTTTAGCGGCAACAGTGCCAAGTCCGACGATGGGCGCCGTAACCTTCATGGTCAGGTTCTTGCCCACATCGGTCATTTTTTGACCGGCGTCTTTGAGTTTTTGCCCGACTTGCTCGGCAGTAAGCCCGGTTTCGCGCAGTTGCTTCTCAAACTTCGCCAGCTCTTGCTCGGCCTTGAC